CTCAGGGGCGGACCTCTCAGGGGCGGACCTCTCAGGGGCGGACCTCTCAGGGGCGAACCTCTCAGGGGCGGACCTCTCAGGGGCGAGCCTCTCAGGGGCGGACCTCTCATGGGCGGACCTCTCAGGGGCGGACCTCTCAGGGGCGGACCTCTCAGGGGCGGACCCCTCACGGGCGGACCTCTCAGGGGCGGACCTCTCAGGGGCGGACCTCTCAGGGGCGGACCTCTCAGGGGCGGACCTCTCAGGGGCTACTGTACGCGATAAGACCCTAGAAGGGAAACAGCCCATTCTCTTCATCGGACCCATAGGTTCCAGACAAAGCACACTTACAGCGTACAGAACTACTGAAGGGATCTACATAAAAGCCGGTTGTTTCTTTGGAAGTGTCCAAGATTTCACCAGTGCAGTAACCAAAACCCACACAGGTACTAAGTTTAAGCAAAGCTATACAGCAGCTATCGAGTTCATAAAAATACACTTGGGGGAACATCATGAGTAAACCACGTAAGAAGCTGCACTGGAGGGCATTCTACCAGATCACTGAGGATGTAGTACTGGGCCTGCGTAAACAAGGCATCACCATCGGGAGCCGTTACCGGTTCGGGCACAAGCCCTTTAGTTCAGCGTTACAGAACTTCAAGGTTATCGGGGGTGGTAAGTGAGTCCCATACAGAGAAACCTGAAGGCTGAAGCATTAAAGCAGTTGAGACGTGAGGGCACAATTGACTGTGTACTTTACATGGAACTTAAGGGTGCCGGTATGTGCCCAGAAAAAATCATGGAGGACTTTAACAATGAGTAACAAACCTATTGATACCATGTCTATTTTACACAACATGGGCATTAAAGCGTTTCGGGCAAGGGTGGCTATACAGAACTACCAACTGATGCACCAGATGCCTATGCAAGCGGTACTGGGCCGGTTGGGTCACAGTTTGGGTACAGCCATAGCTGCTGAGCCTGATCACATACGTAACATGACAACCAAGATTGAGTCCCATCAGCCAAACTTTTGCTACTGCGGTGAGACCTTATATGAAATGTCGGCCTTTGTGTTCTCTAAAGACCAGCTGAAGGATTTCGCACAACAGGTGCTGTCGGCTTACGGAAACAACTACGCTGATGCACGTATGGAAACCCTTCAGAAGGTACTTAAGGTTCGCCTTAAGTCAGAACTTACGTGTGCCGTGTCTGATGTTGTAGATGAAGTTGTAGATGACCTGTAGTGAGGGTATTGGTTGCTTGCGAGTATTCCGGCACTGTACGGGATGCTTTCAGGCCAGAATAAATTAGGCCCATCGGCTGACCGGTGAAAGATACGCAGTAAAACATATCAAGGTATAGCAAACGCTATGGCCTCACAGTGGGGCTAAACCACAAGTAAAGGAAGGAGTATCATGTCAGAAAAGAAACCTAAAGTTCCCCGTTATACTACACCAGCAGGGGTAGCCGCTTTCGTGTGGCTGAACACCCCAGACACCAAGTTTAAAGCTGATGGTGAGTATACCGTAAGCCTGATCATGGATGCTGAAGCAGCACAACCACTGATCGAAACCCTGGAGGCGGCTCTTAAGGAAGCACACGATGTAGCCGTAGCCTCTTACATGACCAAGCTGGAGGAAGCCAAGGGGCCACAGAAGGCTAAACTCAAGGCTAAGGGTGAGGTCAATACTGGTGACTTCTACACCCCGTACTATGATGATGATGGGAATGAAACCGGTGAGGTCATCTTTAAGTTCAAGATGAATGCCAGCTTCGTTAAGAAGGAGAACGGTGAAGACAAGGTAATCAGAATGTCGCCACAGATGTTTGATGCCAAAGGGGTTAAGCTAAACTCTCCCCCTAATGTGGCTCCTGGTTCCATCCTGAAGATCAACTTCAGCCCGAACCCGTATTACGTGGATGCTACCCACACTGCCGGTATCCAACTGCGGCTGAACGCTGTTCAGATCATTGAGCTTAAGACCTTTGGTGGTGGTGGTGACGCTGGCAGCTACGGGTTCCAGGCTGAGGAGGGCTATGAGTCCAACCCTGAGAACGAAGCTGGGTTTCGTGATGAGTATGCAACCAAAGGGGCTGATGATTTCTAACTAATGCCGATACCTCGCTATAAATCGGCAGCAACTAGGGCGTGGGCTAAGGGTTACAGATCGGGACTGGAGGAGCGGATTGCTAAGGAGCTTGAAGCTGCGAAAGTCCCTGTTCTCTATGAAGTGGACAAGATCACGTATACCCAACCAGCCAAGGTACGCACATACACCCCTGACTTCAAGCTGCCCAACGGTATCTATGTTGAAACCAAAGGGCGTTTCCTACCTGAAGACCGCATGAAGCACCTGTTAATCAAAGAGCAGCACCCAGACATTGAGATACGCTTTGTGTTCTCCAATAGTAAATCCCCAATCACCAAGGGTTCCAAGACAACGTATGCACTTTGGTGTGAGAAGAACGGGTTCACTTATGCAGACAAGCATATTCCTATGAGCTGGATTAAGTAAACACATGAAAGGAGAACGTTTGTCAGTTATTCAACCCAAAGCACTCATCCAAGACCAAGTGTTACAGCACCTGGAAATGGCTGGTGACATCACCGCTGTTATTGCCACAAAGGAATACGGTACGTGTGACCTACGGGATCAAATCTATATTCTCAGAAAGCGGTTACGTGCTGAAGGTAGGGGTCGGTGGATACGCACTACATTTCACAGATCACCTGTAAAGAACGAGAGGTACGCTAAGTACACCCTCATGACCAAAGCAGGTAAACCCTACTGTAAACTCCAAGGAGGAGTGAATGTTCAGAAGTCCTACTAAGGAAGCAGACAAGCTGGTCCAACTGTTTGACAGCATGCCAACACGTTTAGCTAAAGCTGAAGAAGCCTTGAACAAGGGTATTCAACGTGATGAGCAGGCTCAAAAGTTAATCTCAAGTATCGCCAAAGCTGCTGCTCAGGTGGTTGTGTGGGTTATCGAACGGTTAGCAGCTCTTGAAGATAAGGCACGCTGGTTTATCGGTGACCGCCTCCTGGATAAGCGTATCTCACGGGCGAGCATTCGCTACCGTAGGGCACATATGATGACGGCTACCGGTGACAATGCCTAGAGGTAAGCAGGAGGATGACAGTATCTTCCTGTTTCACGAACCCTGCGACTGTGGTTCATCCGATGGGAGGGCAGTATACAGCAACGGTAACAAATACTGCTTTGTGTGTAAGAACTGGTTTGGCGGGGAGGGTGAACCACCCAAGCAACACTCACGTAGTAAACGTGTTACCAACCTGATCAGTACCGGTGAGTTCAAATTCCTGAAAGCACGTGGCATAGCTGAGGCTACCTGCCGCAAGTATAACTATCAGGTAGGAACCCATGAGGGTAAGTCCGTTCACATTGCCAACTATTACCGTAAAGGTGAAGTGGTAGCTCAACATCTGAGGTTCAGTACCAAGGATGTAGGGATGCCGTGGCTTGGTGAAGGTAAGAACGTAGAGCTGTTCGGTCAACAACTGTGGCGCAACTCTGGTGGTAAACGGATCGTGATAACTGAGGGTGAGATTGACACACTCTCAGTGGCTCAGGCGTTCAACCTTAAGTGGCCGGTGGTGGGTGTACCTGGAGCTGAGTGGGCGATCAAGAACCTGCCGAAGCACCTTGAGTTCCTTGAGTCATTTGAAGAGGTGGTGTTGGCCTTTGATAATGATGAGCCAGGGCGGGATGCTGCCAAGGCATGTGCTACCTACTTCAGCCCTAACAAGGTGCGGATTGTACAGTGGCCAACAGGTATCAAAGATGCAAATGATATGGTTCAAGCTGGACGCATTGGTGAGATCTCAGACCTCATCTGGAACTCTAAGGTATTCAGACCTGATGGGTTGGTATCCATAGCTGACATTGCTGATGAAGCCATGAGACCTACCCAGATGGGCCTACAGTGGGTTTTCCCTGAGCTGACCAAGTTGACCTATGGGAGACGCTTCGGTGAGATCTACGGCTTTGGTGCTGGGACCGGCATTGGTAAGACTGACCTCCTGACACAGCAGATGGCTTTTGATCTGGACGTACTCAAGCAGCGGGTTGGGGTGTTGTTCCTAGAGCAGCGTCCCACAGAGACTGCCAAGAGGATAGCCGGTAAGATTGACGGCAAGATGTATCATGTACCTGATGAGGATTGGAAGGCTGAGGAACTTGCGGCTACCATTCGGGGGCTTGAGGATCGGGTTGTGCTGTATGACAACTTTGGTCAAACCGATTGGGACATCGTTAAGACTCAGATCAGGTACATGGTGCAAGGCTATGACATTAAGTTGATCTACCTGGATCACCTGACTGCTATGGCTGACCCATCCTCAGAGAAGGAATCAATAGAGCTGATCATGAAGGAAATGGCTGCTCTTGCTAACGAGCTTGGTTGCATCATCCACTTCGTATCCCACCTGTCTACACCCGATGGTAAACCTCATGAAGAGGGTGGTAGGGTCATGATCAGGCACTTCAAGGGGAGCCGCAGTATCGGCTTCTGGTCCTTCTTCATGTTCGGCTTGGAGCGAAACCAACAGGCCGATGACCCAGAAGAACGGCAGTCTACCACCTTCAGGGTTCTTAAGGATCGCTACACAGGCCGCAGTGCTGGCAAGACCATTGACCTTGGCTATGATTCCGAGACGGGAAGGCTCTACGTTAAGGGTAACCCAGCACCATTCACTAACGAAACATCATCAACAACATCAAAACGGAAGGAGGACTTCTAGGTTATGAAAGCATTTCTGGCGAAGGTTCTCTGTGGCTATCAACTCCCGTGGCTACTGGTGTGGGCCTATTAAGTATTGGCCCTCATATTTGACTTAGAAGCTAACGATCTTCTGATGGGTGTAACCAAGATGCACGTCCTGTGTACCTATGACACAGTGACTGGTAAATACACCCGCTATGAGCATCAAACCTTACTGGATTGCCTTAAGGTATTATCAGAAGCTGATGAACTCATAGGTCACAACATCATTGGGTATGATCTGCCAGCCCTCAATAAACTCTATGGTCTGAACGTTACCGGCAAAGTTCGGGACACACTCGTTTGGGCACGCCTTGTCTATGGTGACATCAAGACTAAGGACATGGGGTTATGGAAGGCTGGTAGGCTACCTGGGCAGCTCATAGGCAGACACTCTCTGGAATCCTATGGGTATCGCCTGGGTGTCCTTAAAGGTGACTACTCAAAGGGTAAGACAGCGGAAGATGCGTGGGCTGTGTGGTCACCGGAAATGAGTGACTACTGCGAACAGGACGTGGCAGTAACGGTGGCTCTCCATGAGAAACTGAAGGGCATCGAAACATCTGAAGAAGCCCTTCAGCTGGAACATGATGTAGCCACTATCATTCAGCGGCAGGTGGCCTATGGTTGGCAGTTCAACGTGACTAAGGGCTGGAAGCTGTACGCTGAGATCATGAGCTTACGGGAGAATCTGAAGCTCAAACTGCAGGGGGTATTCCCTCCATTCTGGTTACGGGATGGTAAGGATGTTACCCCTAAGAAAGACATCGGCCCACCCAAGGCTAAGAACTCCAAGACCCTTCACGAATGGATAGGAGCTGATGGGCAACTGCTCAAGGCACGAGCTTTGGAAGGCTGCAGTTACACCAAGATTAAACTGGTTGAGTTCAACCCCTCAAGTAGGGACCACATAGCCAACAGACTGAAGCATCACTATAAGTGGCAACCGGTGGAGTTCACTGAGGATGGTAAAACCAAGGTGGATGAAACGGTGCTATCGAACCTACCGTACCCTGAAGCAAAACTACTGTCTGAATACCTGATGCTGGACAAAAGGATCGGACAGTTGGGGGATGGTAAGGAGGCGTGGCTCAGGTGTGTTTCTCCTGAAGGTAGGATCTTTGGCAATGTGAACCCATCAGGTGCTGTAACACGCCGTATGACCCACAGCAAACCCAACGTAGCCCAAGTACCTGCTGTAAGTAAGAACAAGGCTGGAGAGGTGCTGCTAGGTATTGAGGGCGGCTTTGGTGCTGAGTGCCGTGAGTTGTTTGAGGTACGCCCGGGTTGTAAGCTGGTGGGTGGTGACGCTTCAGGGTTGGAATTGAGGTGTCTGGGTCACTACATGGCAAGGTGGGATGATGGAGCCTACATCAAGGTCATCCTAGAGGGTGACATTCACTCAGTCAACCAACAAGCAGCACAACTAAGTACACGCGACAAGGCAAAGACATTTATCTACGCCTTCCTTTATGGAGCAGGTGATGAGCTTCTGGGCGTTATCGCAGTTGAGGGTGACGGTAAGGTGTACAACTCCAACCAACTCAGGAAGATTGGCAGGGAGCTTAGGCAAAGATTCACCACCAACCTGCAGGCCCTTGGTTCATTGATTGATGCTGCTAAGGCTAAGGTCAAGCAAGGGTTTGTCTTCGGCTTGGACGGTGGGAAGATCCCCATACGTCATGAACATGCAGCCCTGAACACCCTCCTGCAGTCAGCCGGTGCTTTGGTGATGAAGAAGGCTCTGGTTATCCTTGATGGGAAACTGAAGGCTTTGGGCCTGCAACCGTTCAATGTGGCTGATGGTACAGGGCACTATGAGTTTGTTGGAAATATCCACGATGAGTTTCAGCTTGAGGTCTTGGAACAACATGCTGAACTTGTGGGTAAGACTATCGTGGAATCCATACGGGCAGCTGGTGAACACTTTAACTTCAGGTGTCCCTTGGATGGGGAGTACAAGATCGGTAACAACTGGAAGGAAACCCACTAGATGAAGAAGTAAGAAAGCAACAGAACCCTGAACGCCTCTCTATGGCCTGCACTGGAAGCGCACCATTCGGGGTCACTCTAAGCCGTCAATCCTGCAGGGGAGAGGCGGTTTTCTTTTAAAGCAATACATCTTTCTGATGCAACTCACATACATAAAACATAAGGAGAACACAATGCTTTCCACTGGTATCTCAAAAATGGCAGCTGCCCTTGCCATGCTTAAATTCAAGTACCTACTCCCAAGGATGGTTAACGCACAGCCTGTGGTTAAGACCGCAAGGGACCGCTCCGTAAACCCCCGCTACCCAAAACGGTTTCAGGGTGTTCAGGAGTGTCAACGTAGGTTGCAACAGAAAGGGGTGCTGTAGTGATTATTGGTCTTCATGGTAAGGCTGGCTCAGGTAAGTCAACATTTGCTGAAGCTGCTGTACAGAACCTGGGGGCAGTTCGGCTGTCATTTGCCACGGCACTTAAGAAGGAAGTTGAGGAGGTACTGCAAGATGTAGGGGTTCCTCACCTGCCTGAACAGCTCTATGGTGATGCTGTTGCTAAAGAAGTACCACTGGTGTTTGTTCCACGGGATATGAGTAAGCTACAGGATAGTGGGGCCATTGGTTTCGGACTGCTCAGAACTATCCTTGTACACAGGGGTATGTACTCTGGTGGGGTCTGCACGATAACTCCACGGGTTCTCCTCCAGGAGTGGGGGAACCTTAAGCGTAAACTTGAGGGGCCTGACTACTGGATCAATAAGCTACTCCTCCAATGCACTGACCACTCTCAGCTCTACATCATTGATGACGTGCGTTACCTGAATGAGGCCCATCTTGTAAAGGAGCGTCTGGGTGGTTACCTCATCAAGATCGTGCGCCCCAACACTGCAGCCATATCTGGTGCTGATCATGTTTCAGAGACTGAGCTGGATACATTCGAGGATTGGGATGTAGAAACCCTTAACTGTGCCGCTGAGGATGTCTTTAAAATGCAGGCATCACTCATTGTTCTGAGCCTTCAGAATCACTTCAGGGATAACCTGCTGTGAAACTTCTGATTGACGCTGACATTCTCTGCTTCAAGTTTGCTTGTATCAATGAGCAGAATATTGATTGGGGGGATGACATCACATCAGCCGTGGTGAATGAACGTAAAGCCATAGCAGATATGAGTTCCTATGTGGAACACCTTAAGAAGAAGTCAAACTGTTCAGAAGCTATCCTGGTGCTGTCCGGTAGTAATAACTTCAGGTACAACGTACTGCCCACCTACAAGCATCACAGACCACCTAAGCCTGCACTGGTTCCGGTTCTCAAGCAGTACATCATTGATAACTTCAGGCATGAGCTGTGGGATAACCTTGAGGGTGATGATGTTATTGGTATCATGATGACGCAATGCCCTGACCAATACGTGTGCTGTACCAAGGATAAAGACCTCAAGCAGATACCAGGGACTCACTTTCACATGGATCGTGAGGAGTTCTTCTATGTAGCTGAAGAGGACGGACAAGCCTTCTTCTACACGCAGATACTCACAGGTGATGCTACCGATGGCTACTATGGGTGCCCTGGGGTTGGTAAGGTTGCTGCTGCCAAGATCCTTGAGAGTCCGTATCTGCTGGTGCCCTATGAGTATGAGTTCAAACGGGGTAAACGGCAGGGTGAAATTGAGGTTCGCTATAAGGAGGAGCCTACTGACAACCTGTGGGCAGCTATCGTTTCTCAGTATGAGGCCAAAGGTTTGACTGAAGCAGATGCACTGCAGCAAGCCCGTGTAGCCAAGATACTTACAGCTTCAGATTATGATGCAACCAAAGGGGAGGTTATATTGTGGAACCCGTAGAACCAAAGCTGTGTGTTGAATGTGGTTGTTCTAAATGTCAACCGATAAAGTAAAGCAGTTCAGACCCATGAAGGCACCCACAGAGTCTATTACTGATGATCAGTTGGAGAACCTTAAGTACCCCGTACTGTGTTCACCTAAGATTGACGGCATACGTGCTGTGGTCAAGGGTGGGGTGGTGTTATCCAACTCCCTTAAGCCGATACCTAACCAGCACATTCAAGCTCTCCTGAAGGACATGGAGGGTTGTGATGGTGAGCTGGTAGTGGGGCTACCCTACAAGGCACACCCTGAAGATGAGGTCTTTAATAGAACCACAGGGGCTGTCAGAAGGGTTGATGGTAAACCTAACTTTACCTTCTGGGTATTCGATGACCTGAGAAGCCCTGAGAAGCCCTACAAGGATCGGGAGTTTGGCCTGACCTTTGACGTTATCAATACTGGTGCCCCTGTTGAGGTAGTTGGGGTATGGTACTGCAGCTCACCTGAAGAAGTCAAGATCTATGCCGCACAGATGCTGTCTAAGGGCTATGAAGGCATCATGATACGTGACCCTTACGCTCCCTACAGGTACGGACGTTGTACTACCAAGGAAGGGTATATCTTCAAGTACAAACCCTTTGATGATGTTGAGGCTGTAATCGTGGGTTTTGAAGAACAGATGGAGAACCATAACGAAAAGGTGGTGTCTGAGTTGGGCACTTCTAAGCGTTCTTCTCACAAAGCCAATAAGACCCTCAAGGGTACACTCGGAAAGTTCATCCTGAAGGCTGACAAGTGGCCTGATACCTTTAAATGTGGAACGGGAGTAGGACTCACAGCTAAACTGAGGAAGGAGATCTGGGAGGACCGAGAGGGATACCTTGGCAAGGTTGTTACCATTAAGTATCAGAAGTATGGGAGTCTGGATAAACCACGTATCCCAATCTTCAAAGGCTTCAGGGATTGCTACGACATATCACCACCGGAGACACCTTAAATAACGGAACGCTAGTGTATACAACGGTGTTCTAACAATATGGTTGACAACTGTGGTCAATAACTCCTAGTGTGATAACGTACCACTACTGGAGGTCAGCACCTGTCTGCACTACCGACAACGTTAGGTAGGCACAAAGTCAGGAATAATGCGGCCTCCAGTACCTTTTTACCGAATACATGCCCACTTTAGGAGAAAGAAGAATTGAATGAAAAAATGTACTAAAGTTAAACCTTAAGGGAGAACTTAAAGTTATGCCCACAACTGAAGCTGAAGATGCCTTAGCGTATCCAGGCTTTACTACTGATCAGATTGATTACCTCACCCACGTATTCCCATCCCCTTTAGTATCCCCGCATAGCACCCACCAGGACTTACTGTTCGCTGGTGGTTCCCATCAAGTTGTCCTACACATCAAAGCCTGCGAATCATTCTTAAGATCCACAGAGTAACGAAAGGAGTACATAAGAAACTATGTGTTCTGGAGGCGGATCACCCGCACCTGCACCAGCCCCACCACCCCCTGCAGCACCTGTACCTGAATCCCCACTCAAGATCGGTGGAGAGAACATTGATGCAATGAATGCTGCCCTTGCCCGAAAGAAGACAGGTAAGGCCAAGCTGACAGTTCCTCTTGATGCTGTATCCGGTTCAACCGGTCCCGCGCTCACCATTCCCACCTAAGTTGTACCCTACAAAATAAACCTACGGAGTAACCTGTGGCTGAAACCATAGCTGCTATCTCAATGGGTGTAGAAAGTTCTAACTCTGAGGGTTCCCTTAAGTCCAGGTTTAACTCCCTGGATGCCAAGCGGACTCAGGTATTGGAACGTGGACGGCAGTGTTCAGGACTAACTATACCAGCTCTACTTCCCCCAGCAGGTTTCTCTGAAGATCAGGAGTTAATTACTCCCTATCAAGGGACCGGAGCCTGGGCGGTAAACAATCTGGCATCAAAGATCGTACTGGCACACCTTGCACCAAACACTCCATTCTTTAAAGAAACACTTGATGTCAAAGCTGCTCAGGAACTTAAGGATGAAACCGAAGTCCTTGATCAGATCAACTCTACCTTTGCGGTAATCGAACGGGCAACGCTTCAGGAGATTGAGGAGCAAGCCTTAAGGGTTCCCTACCTGCTCACCATTAAGTATCTCATTGTGTGTGGCTATGCACTGCTCTACCTACCTGATGAGGGGGGTGCTATATCGTATCGTCCTGACCAGTTCGTAGTGGTTCGTGACCCTATGGGTGATGTACTTGAGCTGATCATCAGGGAGCGTATTCACGTATCACTGTTACCACCTGAAGTTCAAGCCACAGCTGTAACCAAAGCTGCACGTGATGATCAAACTGTTGAAATGTACACCCAGGTCAAACGTAAGAAGCGTTTGTGGTACGTGGTTCAGGAGGTCTGTGAAGAACTCATAGAGTCCTCCCGTGGGACATACCCCTTGGATGAGTGCCCTTGGATTGCACCACGCTGGTCTACAGTGGCTGGTGAGCATTACGGTAGGGGTCATGTGGATGAGTACATTGGTGATATCAGATCTGCTGAATCACTCACCCAATCCATTGTGGAGGGAACTGCAGCAGCAGCTAAGGTTCTCTTCCTGAATAACCCCAATGGGACCACTAACTCAAAGAAGGTATCCCAAGCCAAGAATGGTGACATAATCAGCGGCAATGCTACTGACATAACCACCCTTCAGGTTCAGAAGTACAATGACTTCAAGGTGGCCCTTGATACCCTTGAGCGTTTGACACGGGCTATTGAGCAGGCATTCCTTCTTATGGCTTCTGTCCAACGTAACGCTGAACGTGTCACTGCTGAAGAGTTCAGGTCAATGGCAAGTGAACTTGACTCAGCCCTTGGCGGAGTATATTCCCTCCTCTCAGCTACCCTACAGTTACCACTACTGCGGCGTATTCAAGCGCGTATGCGTAAGCAGGGTAAACTACCACAACTCCCTTCCAAGTTTGTCAAGCCGGTTATCACTACCGGTATTGATGCCCTCTCAAGATCATTCGAGCTGTCACGTATCGAACAGTTTCTCGCCGGTCTACCACCAGAAGCCCTTAAGCGTATCAAGTGGGAAGTCTACCTGAAGCGTAGGGCCACAGCCTTGAACGTAGATGTTGAAGGTATGGTCATGACTGATGCTGAATACTCGCAGATGCAACAGCAGGAAACACTTATGAGTATCGCCCAGGGTGCTGCACCAGGGGCGATACAAGAACTCACCAAAGGAGCTATGAACAGTGGCACAGGAGCAAACCCAGAAGCAGCCCAAGGCACCGAAGCAGGAGCCTGAGAAGACCGAACAACCGAAGCAGGAGCCTGAGAAGACCGAACAACCGAAGCAGGAGCCTGAGAAGACCGTAATGGAAAACCATTACGAATCCCGCGGCTTCACGATCACTACCCGATAAGGTTACCCCACATTGAATATCGTACAAGTTCCAGTACAGACTTCAGCACCAACATCGGACCCCTTCTATGAGCAGCGTATGATTGCCAAGGCTGAGGGTAAACCTTTTGTTGAGCCTAAGTCTGAACCAGAAAAGGCAGCACCAGCTGAAGTTCCTGCAAAGGAAACCCCAAAAGAACCCACCACACCTGAGCCTGACTACAAGAAACTGTACGAGGAGCTTACGGCTAAACAGCAAGTAACCCCCAAGGAGTCACCTACAAAGGAACCCACGGCTCCGCCAGCTGAAGGTGATGATGAAGCAGCTAAGGCCCTGCAAAGTGTGGGCTTGAACATGGCTGACTTCCAGAATGAGTTTGAGGCTTCAGGTACACTTTCCCCTGAGTCATATCAAGCTCTGGCAAAGGCTGGCATTGATGAGTCCGTAGTCAACAACTACATCGAAGGTCAGAAGGCACGTGCTGAGGTACAGGCTCAAAGACTCTTTGGTGTAGCTGGTGGCGAGGATAAGTTCAAAGAGGCTGTTGAATGGGCAAAGACTAACCTCACCCATGAGGAGATTCTGAAGTTCAACGCTGAGGTGACTACTCACAATGCTGCTACTGCTGAAACCGCTGTGCGTGGATTGATGTCCCGTTTCACCGACAATATGGGTGAACCACCAGCGGGCCTCCTCAAAGCCTCTGAAGCGGCTCTAAATGCTTCTGGTGACGTATTCAAGTCTCGATCAGAAATGATTGCAGCCATGAGTGACCCACGTTACCACCGCGATCCAGCCTACCGCAAAGAGGTTGAGGCAAAAGTGGTTCGCTCGAAACTCTCCTAAGCAGTACCCCCAAGCAGAAACCGCAAGTCACACCTGATGTTACCAACCTGAACGGTCTCCATGCGTGGACACCTGAAGGGCACACGTGCGTCCTGTCTGTGACCTCTGCGGTTTCTCCCTCCATTCCTCAATTATTCCAAACACATAAACCCAACATACACACACACAAAACTTAAGGAGAAACACAGATGTCTGATTTTACCGCCTCCCGTATTGGTCAACAGAACGCAACTGGTGATGTACTCGCTAACTTCCTGAAGGTGTTTGCTGGCGAAGTCCTGACCGCCTTTGAAGTCAACAACGTCATGCTGGCACGTCACCACGTCCGCACTATCCAGAACGGTAAATCTGCACAGTTCCCTGTAATGGGCCGCGCTACTGCTGGCTATCATACCCCAGGTACTGAGCTGAAGGGCCGCACCATTAAGCATAACGAGGAGATCATTACCATTGATGGCCTGCTGGTTGCTGATGTGTTCCTGAGTAACCTTGATGAGGCCATGTCCCATTATGACGTGCGTGGTCCCTATGCCAAGGAGTTGGGTAATGCTCTGAAGACTGCCTATGACAAGAACGTTATCCAAGAGGGTATCCTGGGTGCTCGTGCATCCAACAAGATCAATGACCTCCCTGGTGGTACTCAGATCAAGAATGACAAATTCCGTATCTGCACTGGTGGTGCTGCTGATGTTGCTACCAAAGCTAAAGCTATGGCTGAGGCTCTGTATCTGGCTGCAGAACGGTTGGCTACCAATAACGTTACTGAACAGGCTTACTGCTTGATGCGTCCTGCTGAGTACTTTGCTCTGGCTCAGAACTTGGATGCTATCAACAGCCTGTACGGTGGCAATGGTTCTTATGCTGATGGTAAGTGTGTGAAGATCGGTGGTATTGAGCTGCTGATGTCCAATAACGTACCTTCTACGGACCTGACCGGCACCGTTGATTTCCACGCTGGTGACTTCTCCAAGACTATCGGCCTTGTGTTCGTGGAGTCTGCAATTGGTACGGTCAAGCTGATGGACCTGTCTATTCAGGTGGGTGCTTTCGATAACCGTTACCAGGGTCACCTGACGACTGCGACATACGCAATGGGTCATAAGTTCCTGCGTCCTGATGCCCTGATCGAACTGGCTCTGGATACCGTAACCAACGCTACTGCTTAATAGTTGAAACATCAAGGGGACACTTCTGTTTATCAGGGGTGTCCCCTTTTTGCAACCTTGTGGGACTTGTGGCGTTTACTTCAGTTCAACCCTGAAGAGTCCCTAACTACATGAACGAAAGGAAAGTAACCATGTCTGACGCTACCATGACATCTGAATTGGAAGCGGTAAACATCCTACTGCGGGGGATTGGTGAGCGTCCTGTGGTAACTTTGGATGGTCTGTCTAACGTAACCAAAGCCTCACTAGCACGCGAGACGCTTCACCGTGTCTCCAGGCAGTTACAGATAACCGGTTGGTCCTTTAACAGTGAGACCGGATTCCCACTAACACCTGACAGTTCCACTATGAATATCCAGCTACCGGTGAATACCCTTAAGTGTGACCCTGTAGATCAAACTCAGGACTACGCCAACAGGGGCGCCCGCTTGTATGACCGTACTAACCACACGTACACCTTCAGTAGCACCGTGTTGGTGAACATTGTGTTCTTCCTTACGTGGGATGAACTCCCTGAGCATGCCCGTAACTACATCACCGTCAAAGCCGCACGTATCTTCCAGAAGGAGACCGTAGGTGCAACTGACCAGAACACACTGATGGAACGTGATGAGCAGAGAGCCTGGGTTGATTTTGTTAATACTGAGTCAGACTTGGATACCCCCAACATTCTAACCACCATACCAGCCTTGAACAGATCAGTGAATCCAAGATAATGCAGTTCACACGGGATATTACAGGGTTTACTGGTGGAGTCAGCCAGCAGCCCGCACCTCTACGGAGTGACACCCAATATCAAAGTGGAGAGAACTGTTGGCCGTCCTTAACTTATGGCAACGCTAAAAGACCGCCAGCTTCTCATGTGGCTGTTCTGGCTTCTAAAGTGACTGCCGGAGCCTTTACACATCCTATATTCAGGTCAACAACTGAGGAGTATGTAGCTATCATCACAGGCGATACTGATGAGCCTATTGAGGTGTACAAGCCGGATGGTACTAAATGTGTAATAAGATATGGGCACCTTGACGAAGATTTTGTTTATACAGCAGATGCTGATGTTAAGAGATATGCGACAGCACTATCAGGTAACACAGCAGGTTCAGTGTTTAAAGCTGTAACCATTGCTGACCATACCCTGATAGCTAACACACTGGTAACGTGCGCTATGACCGACACAGTGGACACTATAGAGCAGAACCATGAGGGTGTAGCCTATATCATGAGGGGCGTGGCTGGTACTACTTATAATATTTACCTGAATGATACACTGTTAGCTACCTACGCATCAGGTGAGTCCACCAACTACAATTCATACAAAACATCCACAATTGCTGCAAACTTAGCGGCTTCATTAGGGGCTGGTATAAATGTGACCATAGATCCCACACCTGATGTGTACACCTATCAAGTTGGGTTTATGCCAGCTGGTGTTGTAACTGTAAGGCTCAATGACACAATTCTACCAAGCACGCACTATGTGTGGTCACAGAATAACAATATTTGGACCATAACGTTTAATTCAGGGTTGGTGAGTTTTACCGATGGGGTTTCCCACGTGGACGAAAACACGGGTTTAACTGTTGTAGATACGCCACCTGATACTATATTCATCGCTGGTAGTTCTCCGGCTGGATATTCGGTGCTACAGCAAGACAGCTTAGTGCGTGTAAATCGTGCTGATGGTGCCCCGTTTAAATTCAGGGTTTCAGACAGCTGGGGTGATCAGGCATCACTGGGTATCTACCGTAAGGTTCAAGATTACGAATCTTTACCTCCACGTTACTTTGCAGGTTCCATATTAGAAATATCTGGCGATCCTTCAAACAGCTTCGATAACTACTGGATACGCTACAACAATGATACGGGTTCTGCATCAGGCACTTGGGAGGAAACAAGAAAGCCTGGAATGAAGAATATATTGGACCCAGCCACATTGCCACACAGGTTAGTCCGTACCGGTACTGCTGAGTTCACGTTTGCGGATATTGAGTGGACAGAACGTAAGGTTGGGGACGAGATAAGTTGTAGTGAACCATCGTTTATTGGTAAAACCATAAATGACATCTTCTATTACCGTAATCGGTTGGGTTTATTTGCTGGGGAAAACTTAATCACTTCCAAAGCTGGTGACTATTTCAACTTCTGGCCCACCACGGCTACGGATACTCTGGATGATGACCCTATAGATGTATCGGCCAACGTGTCTGACGTGACACTCCTGAAGTACGCACTACCGTACGAGAAAACCTTGTTAGGCTTTGGTGATAGGGTGCAGGTTGAGTTCAGCACAGGGAGTGCCAGCATCTTGTCAGGTAAAACAGTGGTATCAAACGTGGCTACCAAGTACCCTACCTCTCATAAGTGTAAGCCGGTACTTGTTGGGTCCAACGCCTTCTTTGCCATTGAGGATACCCGCTACACCACCATCCGCGAATACTTCATACAACCTGACGGCGTTTCCTATGACGCTGCCGATGTTACTGCACACTGTCCCCAGTACTTACCTGCCAACGTCACCAAGCTGGTGGGTAGCTCGGCTCATGATCTCTTATTTGCTTTCAGCCCTGATGACCCAACTGCAGTGTATGTCTATAAGTACTACTGGCAAGGGGATCAAAAGGCGCAGTCTGCATGGGACCGGTGGGTGTTCCCATTCGATTTAGTCACCATTGAGGTACTGCAGGGTCAGCTCTATTTGATCACCAATCATGCCAACACAGCGAACCTATGGAAGATAGACCTAGGTGCGATAACACCTGAAAGCTGGTTAGCGTTAAACTCATTCATGGTGTGCTTAGATGGTAAGTGTTCACTCCAGGGGCAGTATGACTTAGCGTCAGGTACAACTTCGTGGACCCTTCCATACACTGACACCACAGACCGAGAATATACTGCAGTGGGGGTTACAGGTTTCCCTGTGGTTAAACTCACCAAGTCGGGCTCTACGGTGTCGGCCCTGGGGGATCACACGTCCGGTTTGTACACAGTGGGCCTTACCTATAACCACAAAGTACACCTCTCTAAGTTTGTCCTGAAGGATGGAAACAATAGGCCCTACCTACATGGGTATACCACACTCAGAACTCTAGCTGTTGGCTATGCTGCTACTGCTTACTTTGCGGTGGTCGTTACGGTTTTGGGCAGGGAGCCTGATGTCTATCTCCACTCACCTATTACGGCAGGTTGCGCCTTAAATACCCTCCTGACAGATAGTGGTGTGTTTACTGACACCTTACTTATGGGTGATTCTGAGGAGGTAGATGTGACCATTCAAAACGACACTTGTTACCCTTCAATTTTCGTGAATGCCTCTGTGGAAGGCACGTTCACTTCAAGAGCGAGGAAGATATGACAGCTACACACAGGCCGATGGTTGAGTCTGATATAGATGCCGTTTTGGGTATGAAGCTGTGCCCTGAAGATGAAGCTGAACTGACAGCCCTCACCGGACAAGACACAGAAACGGTATTGATTGAATCACTCACGGCTACTAATGAGCCTTGGGTAGTCTTACTAGATGGGCGTATTGTTGCGGTATACGGGGTTTCACACGCAGCTACCGAAGCTGGTTGCTCATTCGGAATGCCCTGGTTACTCTCTACCGGTGAGTTAAAGTTATTCAGTAGGAAATTTTTACGTGAATCCAAAGCTGTAATAGCAAAGTTTCACCAACACTACACAACGTTATCCAACTTGGTGGACATCAGACACACACGTGCAATCCGATGGTTGAAGTGGTTGGGGTTTGAGTTCCTGGAAGGCGAACTGTTGGGACACGATACTACTGTTCCATTTAAGCAGTTCGTAAGGTGCAAATCATAATGTGTCCTCCAACCGCATACGCTATTGTTTCAATAGTAGCAACAGTGGCTTCTGGTGTAGCATCCTATGTATCCCAAAAGAATGCAGCCGAACAATCAGAGAATATCGCTAATGTGGAGGCTAAGAACGCACAGGCGGCAGCAGCATCTGATTATCAACAGCAGCAGTTACAGCAAGAGCAGATCAACGCGGCAGCAGCTCAGGATCAAACCGAACGGATACGCCAGAGTTTGAAGGAGAGGGCCGCACTTCGGGTGGCCTCTGCTGAGGCAGGCCTACAGGTGGGACGTGAGGAGCTATCCTCATATCAATCAGCATCAAGAGACATAGCCGTCATGGAGGCCAACCGGAAAGCTGGGGTCAACCAGACTCAAGCCCAGAAGGAGGCCACCCATGCTACCGCTCAGGGCAGGATTAACTCTGCTATGTCTAGGGTGCAAGCAGCTCCCAACCCATACATGGCTGGACTTCAGATAGCAACTTCAGCTGCTGCATCAGGGATGTCTGGGTATGCTGCTGGTAAATCCTTAGAGTAAGGAACAAACATGCCAGAATTTGCCAGTACCGCACGTACTACCCGTAAGCAGATAGACCCACGGGAATACTTCAGTTGGACCACACCGAACCGTAAAGTTACCGCTCAAGCAACAGACCCTTTCGTAACAGCAGGAAACATCCAGAGACAGCCTGACCCAAACCTGATGGCCTTTGTTGACTCCATGAAGAACATTTCAGATTTAACCAACGGGTACATCCAGGTTCAGAAGTCATACGGTAAAGAGAATCAGCAGAAGGCTGTAGCAGATGCTGTTACCGGTAAGCCTCAAGCTACAGAACATGAGGGTCTGTTCAATGGTGGATATGGCTACAATGAAGCCTACAATGTCACTATAGGTGAATCCAAGGGTCTCGCCTTCCATAAGGAATACCTAACCAAACTTGAGGAGAACCAGTACTTCCAGAATCAGCCTGACCCTCAAGTTGCCCACAAGAAGTTCTTTGATGACCTGTATCAGCACCACTTCCAAACTGTAGGTGATAACCCTCAGATCCTCTTCGGGGCATCTGAGCGGCTAAAACAGGCGCAGGTTGAAGGTAGTGTGGCTATGCAGTCAGCAGCTCACAGGGTATCCAAAGAAACATTCATGAACAGCATGAGTACTCTTCAACAGGATCATTTGTTCACGTATGCCCGAAGTGACAAAAGCACCACCTCTCTGGAACAACTACGGAAAGCCTTGAATGATGATTGGGACTTTAAGGCCAAACCCACCAACCTGCTAAGCCGTGATGAGTACACCAAGACTGTGATTCAGAACATAGCTCACACTGCAGTTCAACTGGCTGAAGACCCTAGAGAGGGAACCCATGAAGCTGTTGATAAAGCCTACAAGCTGCTGGAACTCTTTGATGTAGCTGACCCTGATACCAAACAATCATGGGCTACTATGGTTGACGGTAAGGGGGAACTTAAGTTCAGAGGGACCATTGATCATGTAACTGAACAGATAGGGAAGATTCAGAATAAACGGGAGGCTGATGATCAGCGGAAAATGCTTCTTAAGCAGGAAGCTGAACAGCGAAGCCTGTTTGTGGATATCGTACTCAACCCTGATATGACCGTTTCAGAAAAGGCACAGCTCATAACGTCCAATAAGTATCTTACCTCAGCTCAGATTGAAAAGCTGGTTGATAAGGCTACCGCGTATCACAAGGCTGAGCATTTCGTTTCTGAAGATCATCACACGGTGGTTGGACTCAGGGCTGGTATTGAAATGACAGCCTCCATAGGTGAACTTGAGGGTCTACGCCGTAAGGTGATGAGTGAGTATGGCCGTACTCTGAAGTCTGGGACTGCTACAGACCTGCTGACAAGGATTACCTCAAGGATTGACCACATAAACTCTGAGGGTAGGGCTAACGCTCAGTTATCACTTGAGCAGAAGAAGCTGGGCTATGACATGCTTACTAAGGTTGTAGGTTCGCCTTCAGCCTTGGATGAGGATGGAACCCAGGCAGCCCTGCGTATGAACACGTATGGACGTATGTTCTTTGGTAGGGTAGGCCAGGGTGAGGAGCCTACACAGGTGGGGGCAGACCTCATTGAACACTACAGCAAGATCTCACAGCGTACCCAGAAGACCACCTTTGGTCCCTCTAAATACAAGTCCCGTGAACAGATCAGGGATGCTGTGCATTCTGGTAAGATAAGGGCCGATGAGGGGCTACTTGAGTTGAAACGCTTTGATGGTGTTGAGTAATTTGGAAGGTACAGGAGGATATGCCCTATGGGTTCTTTAACCCGCAGGTATCAGAATAAAGCGGCTCAAGCCTATGAACAGCGACAGCTGGCACAGTTTGATGAGCTGTATCAAACAAAAGCTGCAGAACCCGTATCGGCAGCCCCAGCTGTTTCTAAGCAACCTGAGCGTGGAACTATGGGTAACATAGCGGCTGGCTCTTGGCATGGTGGTAAGAAGGCTGTCTATGAGTTATTCAACAGTCTGGATGAACTCTCTACCTGGACCGGTAAGACCCTCCACCTGAGTGATGGTACTGAACGTCACGCCTTTGGAAACCTCTTGGAGAAGACCACAGGGATCAAGCAATCCCTTAAGGATGATGTAGCTCCCACCACTACAGATCTGATCCAAGGTAAAAAAGAGCATGATCACGGGACCGCTTACAATGTGGCCTCTAGTATCACCCAATTTGTTACTGCCTTTATACCAGTGAGCAGGGCTGCTGGAGCTTTAACCAAGGGCTCCAAAGTACTTCAGGCCGGTGCTAAAGCTCTGGGGAAGGCTAAACCCATTGTGTCTGGTGCTGTTACCGGTGGTGTGACCTCAGCGGTGGCATTTGACCCTTACGAAACACGCTTGTCAAACTTGGTGGAAACTGTACCAAGCCTCAAGAACCCTATCACAGAGTACCTTCAAGCATCCCCTGATGATTCAAAGGCTACAGCACGCTTAAAGAACGGGCTTGAGAATAGTTTAATGGGTATTGGTGTGGACCTGTCTCTGGCGGGACTCAAGGGCCTGTATCATTCCGTGAAGGCATTCAAAGCTGCCAAGACCCTTAAGGACGCTGGTGGGGCCGGTAGTGAAGCTCTGCAGGCTGCTCAAGAGGTTATGGCACGTGAGTCTAAAGTGATACGTGACCTGCAACCCATGACTGAAGTGGATGCTGCAGTACAACCTAAAGCAGCAACTCAGGTGGTAGACCCTGCAGCACCGTACGTGGGAGCAACAGAAGTGGATGCTTCGGTTAAGCCTAAAGCGGTAGACCCTGTGGTTAACCCTGAAGTGCTACCTGAAGCAGCACCAACAGAATCCACAACCCCACTTACCCCTGCTGACATAGACCAAAGGCTTACTGAGGCTACCAAGCAGGGTAGAATTACAGCACTCTCAAAGCTGGAGCCTGGACGCAGTATTGATGATATTACCAGAGAAGTTGACAGCCAACTATCACAGGCAGCTGATATGCGTGCTGATGGTATGGAGATTGAGGTTATTCCTGGATATAAGCCTAAAGCTACCAGTATTGATGATGCAAGGTTACCTAAGACCGGATCACTGGATATACCTGAGTTGCTACCTAAGTGGGCTGATGAGGGTGTTACAGCTGAGACTCATACTGGCCTTGTGGACCCGCAGGGACAACCTTTAGGTATTGATACACTACCGGTTACTGATGAGCTACTTCTGCCACCCACACTCCAGCGTATTGCGGCTGAGAATAATACCTCAGTTCACGGTTTGGTGGACTCTATGGGTAAGCTCTTAGGTAATCAACAGGGTTCAGCTTCAATGGGTGTGGTAGCTCCTTTAGGTTCAACCTCAGCTGGTGCGGCAAGTGGTCTGTTCGTAGACTATAACGGTGATGGTAAAGTTGGTTCTTGGGATGACCTGAGCCTGGGTATGCTGATTGGTGGGGCAGGGTATGTTTCAGCCAAGACCCTGCGGGGCTTCTTGAATGGTTCAACTGAAGAGAAGGCTCTGGCCTCTACTGAGATACGCAACCAACTTGAGCAGCAGATTAAAGACTTCACCAATATGGAAGAGGCATATGTCAATACCCTTAAGGGGAACCTGACATCAGAAACCAAGTCCAAGGTGGAGGCATCCCTTAAGGTCATCCGTATGTCCCGTGATGCTCTGGTTAAGTATGGTGATGATCCTGCAAAACTGGATACTGTACTGAACAAGGCGTGGGTGAGGGAACGCTACAAGCCATTGGTAAAGATCCCTGAAGGTAAAGCTGAGGCTCTGGTGACTGCGTTAAGGAACGGCAGTATATCTGAGGTGTCAACCGCTGTGGGTAAGGATTTCAACCTAAGTGGTATCAAGGCTCCTGAAGACCTTAAGGAAGCCCTTGATAGTTTGACCAACCTCATATCAGAACACATACCTGAAGAGACCGCTAAGGCTACCCGTGGGGTTGTATCGTGGGAGCAAACCGTAGCTGGTGCCCATGAATTAGGTGTGAACCTACATAACGTAAACATGCTCAGTCAGGATACCAGAAAGCTGGGGGAGCGTTTGTTGGCTGCACGTGTAGCAATGAACTCCATCAAGACCCCACTGGTTGAGCTTACTGATCAGATCCTTACCAACCCAGAACCACCCGCTGAGTTGCTCCTGAAGTTCAAGGAGCTTACATCCCTTGCAGCTGCTGTTCAAGCCCAGGTGAAGGGGAGTCAAACTGAGGTGGCACGTGCCCTCAACTCCATGAAGATAGCAGCTGACACGGTGCGCATGGATTTTGATTCAGTGACCCGTATGTTGGATCAACAGGGCGGATCACGGCAGATGGTATCCGCTGTACAGAAACTCAAGGATATCATGAAAGAGGGAGATCAGGTTCAAGTCAACCGGTACATACGTGGTTTGGCCCAGAACCCCAGCCTGAGATTCCTGAATGAGCTGCACCGCACTGTCCTCCTGTCCAATCCCGTAACCCATGTGTCCAACATGAGCGGTAACATGCTTACCTCCATACTGAATACCGTTGAGGTGGCTGCTGAAGGTGTCATGTCGGGGAGAGGTACGGGTGACATTAAGGCTGTGCTTGAGGGTCTTACCCAGGCTGACACGTGGCGTGATGCGCTGAGGTTTGCCAAACGTGCTTGGACCAGCTCACAGTCAACCATTGACCCACTCATTTCCAAGGTGGATGGTCTGGACTTAGGCCACGGGATAACTTACGCCACGTTCAAGGAGACATGGTTTGGTAGTGGTGTTGATTACTTAGCTACCGCTATGGGTATGGATGGTGCTTTAGGTAAAGGTGTGGATGCTACAGGTAAACTCCTGAGAACCACCTTTGATGCCCTTGGTGCTGAGGATGAGTTCTTTAAGGTGTTGAACTACAGGGCATCCCTACATCGTGAAGCCTATCTGGAAGCCCACCGCATTGCCGTAGGTGAGGGTCTTACCGGAGACACCTTAGCCAAACGTATTGGGCAACTGAAGGCTGAACTGGTGGACACACCTTCTGAGGCCCTATTTGAAAAGGCACTGCATACCACACGGGTCAATACCTTTACGGATAACCCAGGGGGTATGCTAGGTGGTATGAACACATTTGTAGCACAGCATCCAACCCTTCAGCTGTTTATCCCCTTCACTAAGACACCTACCAACTTGATCAACTACGTTCTGGATCGTGTACCTGGGGCTTCTGCATTATACAAGCAGGAGATCAGGGATGTCCTTAAGAATGGCACACGGGAGCAACGTGCAGAGTTGGGAGCAAGGTGGGCGGCTGGTGGTATGCTTATGATGACAGCTTATGGTATGGCTGCTTCAGGTATCATAACCGGTGGTGAAGCTAAGGGGATGTCCAGTAAGCAGGTTTCAGGGTGGCAACCCTACTCAGTAAAGGTGGGGGATACCTACTACGCATTCAACAGGCTGGACCCTATCTCTTCATTCTTGGGGTTGGCTGCCGATTTCCACGACATCCAGAAGTATGCAATGGATGATGAAGATACAGCAAAGGCGGCGGCTGCAGCTATGATAGCAGTTACCAGAAACATCACCTCAAAGACTATGCTGAAGGGCTTTACTGAGCTGCTGGACGCACTTTCAAGAGGTGATGCTAACATGACTACCTTTGTTAAGAACTATGGCCTCTCATGGGTTCCTGCAGGGGTTGGTGCTGCTGAGAAAGCCTTGGACCCTGTGGTTAGAGATTCAGTTACCTACATGGATCAGATCAAAGCCAAGATCCCAGGTTTATCAGCAACGCTCCCACCACGCAGGGATGTGTTTGGGGAGCCTTTGGTACATGAGGGTGCCCTTGGGCCTGACATCTTATCACCGATCCAGGTATCAAAAGATAAGGGAGACCCTGCACGTCAACTCTTCAGTGACCTGGGTGTTGATACCAAGCGTGACCTTAAGAGTATGGAACACATAGATGGTGTGGCACTAACAGCTGATCAGCACTCACGGTTTGTTGAAATGCGGGGTAAACTACTTAAGACCGCTGTGGACCGTTTGGTTGGTAATGAGAGCTTCAATAATCTTCCCTCAAAGAATGATGTCCAATCCAAGGAAAAGATCATATCAGCCATTATGGGTAAGACCAAACATTCAGCACGTGCCAAGCTCCTGCAGGAACACCCTGAATTGATGGATGCAGTGAGGAGTAGAAGGACTGAACAGGTAGAAGCACTCAGACAGTGAGAACTTAGGGGGAACTAGAAATGGTTCCCCTTTAGTTTTGAACATAGCAACCAAAACAGGAGGTATGTCTTGTCAAGTAATGTTGAACACGATGGTATTGTAGTACACCACTCCCTCACCAATGATGGCACTGTAAAGGATTGGCCTGCAATCCGTAGGTATCACATGCAGGAGAACGGTTGGGCTGATATTGGCTACCACTACGGGGTTGAGGAGACACCTGACGGGGTAGCTATCATGGCTGGCCGCAGGTTGGGAACGCTAGGGGCACACACAAAGGGTCATAACTCCATGATCGGGATCTGCGTGGCGGGTAACTATGACTTAGGACCAGCTCCTGAAGATCACCTGCACGCTTTAGTACATCTGGTGTTGGCTCTGTTGGGTGAATATACCAGTATGACCCCTGATGATATTCACAGACACTCTGAATACGCCCAAAAGAGCTGTCCAGGTAAGCTGTTTCAGTGGGATGAGTTCATGAAGAGGGTTAGGGCAGGCTGGAAAGGTAGGGCATAAACAGTATGTATCAATCCGCAAAACCCATAACGGATGGTATCAACAGGATCTTTGCCGTACCATTCCCTTATCTGGATAAGTCACACGTAAAAGCCTACGTAGATGACGTATTAGTGTCTCTGACATTCCTTAACAGCTCCACAATACAGCTGTCAGAAGTACCACCGGCGGGTAGCAACCGTTTATCAATACGTAGGGAAACCGCTATGGATAACCCTGTAGTGGTATTTGAGGGTTTAGCTAGTCTTGATCCTAAGAATCTTGATACCGCCAACAAACAGATCCTTTACTATAACCAAGAGCAACAGGAGATGGGCACCTGGGCCTTGGCCTCAGCGGGAGAAGCCAAAGTGAGTGCTACTGAAGCGGCTAACAGTGCTGAAGAGGCTCTACAACATGCGAACGAAGCTCAGGATCAAGCTGCAGAGGCGTTGGTTCAGGCTCAGGCTTGTGCTGCAGCTCAGTTACAGGCGTCTGATGATCAACTTATAGCTTCCAATGCAAGTATAGCTGCACAACAATCGGCTGCAGCTGCTTTAACCAGTGCTACTGAAGCGGCTAACAGTGCTACTGAAGCGGCTAACAGTGCTACTGAAGCGGCTAACAGCGCTGAAGAGCTAACTGGTTACTTTGTTGAGGGTGTTCTTCCAGTGGCTCATGGTGGTACTGGTAATGATAAAAAGAAGTTTGTGGATATTGACTCCCAGCAAACCATTGATGCAACTAAGCTGTATAACTCACAACAGCTGTTCTCACCCACAGGTACTAAGGAAGCACCAGCGGTGGCATTCCAAGGTGATATAGAAACTGGTATGTACAGACCTGCTGCGGGGGGTATGCTGGGCTTTGCTGTAGCTGGTCGAGAGTGCTTGGCTCTGGATTATACTGGTAAAGTTAGGTTTGGAACAACCAACAACTACGCAAAGCTCAACATCGGTGACGCCACTACACTTGTGTCAGGACCTTTATCTACAACTACAACAAGCAACCAGCTATCCTGTGTCACTCTGCAAGCAGTTACTTCTGGGGTAACGTTTAACAACCGTACAGTTACGGTACTTAACACAGATGCTGGTAATAGTACGCAGTCAGTACAAAGTTTACGCGCTGATATTGAAGTTAACGGCACCACAGCAGGAGCTACTGTATATAGTAACAGCACTATATACGGCCAGTTAAACTGGAACAGTGCTACTACAACAAGCACTGCTAATCAATTAGCTGGCAACTTTGTGGCTAGTATTTATAACGGTGCGCCCAACACAATGATTGGTTGTCAGGGGACAACAATCTACCGAGGAGTTGCAACAGGTACAGCAACACTAGGAGCAGCCGTAGGGGTACTTGCTACCTCTTATAACAACAAGGTTGGTTCAACTGTAACTGTTCAAACTGGTATAAGCGCGTCGGTAGGGCAAAGTTCAAGAGCTGTTAATACTATAACTAATATGCATGGTGGGCAGTTCGATATTCAGCCTGGAGACGCAACAGTAGGTATAGCTTGCGGTGTTAAGGTAGCATGTAATGTACTTATGGGGGATACCACAAATATAAGTACTTTGTATGGGTTTTACATTGATCAAGCTAATCTGGTGCAAGGAGCAGGTGTAACTACAAAGTACGGAATATACCAAGTGGATACCGATGCACCTAACGTGCTGAATAGTAGGGTTGATATGCTGAAAGGTGCAAAACTTTCTGGGCTGTCTGTACACGCTGATAACGCCTCAGCAATTTCTGGAGGTAAGGTAGCTGGTGATGTGTATAGGACAAGTACTGGTGTGCTGATGGTGGTGTACTAATGGATTGGACAACGCTACAACATGCGCTGATTGCTTTAGTGTGTCTTGGCATAGGGTGGATGTTAGGTAATCCAGTAGCTGGAGCAGCAGTAGGTATCACGGTATTTGTTGTACGTGAGTTGACCCAAGCTGAATACAGATATATCGCCACTCATGGGGGTCTGAGGGCTAACCTTCCATGGTGGGGAATGTTTTACTACAAGGTGTGGGATATTGGAAGCTTAACTGATTGGCTGGTTCCATCAGTTGTAGTAGTGTCAGCCCTAATACTTATGTTTAGGTTAAACCTTTGAAGATACTTAACGATTGGCTTACGGGGGTGGATGGTAAAACCCATGACCCTGCCAGGGCTGGACTGCTGCTTGGTATTATAACCTTTCTGTTCTTGGCTGTGTGGGCGGTAGTAATGCTCAAACAAACATGGTCCCCCCAAGAGTTCGGTATTGGGCTTGGTGGGTTGTTGGCTGGGGGTGGTGCCGCAATTGGGCTTAAGGCTAAGACTGAACCGCCCCCCTGTGGAAAGGAAGGATAACTCAGATATGGACCCCTTATATAAGAAGGTTCTCGGAGGGGCGGCATTGGCTGCCCTTCTTCTTTTTGGAGGATACGCAGGGTGGAACTTGTGGAACCGTTTTAAGCCTGTTGCCCCTTCAGTTTCATCTTGGGTGGCACCACCAGCTGCTGTGACCGCTACTGAGGTTATCAAGAAGGGACCGCTTACGGTTGTCACTCTGGACAAAGCTGAAGTCTCCAAGAAGCTGAAGCTACCGGATAACATCACCAAGCAGCCTGCAGTGGAAATTATAGGCACAGCTAAGGCTGTTGGGCTTGATGACACATTCTCAGTAGTCTCCTTCATGAACATGAGTACAGGTAGATCTGGGATCATCACCAGGGCCGAACCTAAGCCGTTCCTGCGGTTTGAGAATAAGCGGGAACTGGGTGTCCGGTATGACCTGCTTAAACTGGATAGCCCCGTTCCTACTACGGTTTATGGTAGGTGGAAGTTTGCCGGTGTGGGTCCGGTTGATGTTGGGGTTTACGGTGAGCTTACCAATGGTAAATCTAAAGTTATGCTAGAGGGTTCGGCATCTTTCTAGCTGAAAGGATTGAACTTTAATAAATGGATACCCTGATGAGTATGTTTCAGCTGTTAGGCACCGTTGCGTCTGGTCTAGCGGCTTACCTTATGAAGGCTACCAAAGATGAGATCTCCTCACTGAGGGGTGACCTGCGGGATGAACGGGATGCAAGGGGAAACATTGAAACCAAACTGGCCGCGCATGTGGCTATGTGCGCAGAACGTCATAGTAAGGAGTAACCATAATGGCTGTTGATCGTTTTAAACGTAAGGTAGCTCTTGAGGATAAGCTGTTTGTTCTGATGGAGAAGACCGTTGAGCTACTGACTACACGTGTGGAAAGTGGTGAGTGTTCGGCTGCTGACCTTCAGGTTGTAACCGGATTGCTGAAACACAACAAGGTTGACCTGGAGTTTGCCGGTAACAAAGGTAATGACCCTGACTTGCCCGCTGAGGATGAACTGCCGTTCACTGAAGGGCCTCTGGTGTCATGCGAACCATAGTTGTCAACCTGTTCGCTGGTCCTGGAGCGGGCAAGTCCACACTGGCGGCTGGTGTCTTCCATAGGTTGAAACTTGAGGGTATCAACTGTGAGCTAGTTACCGAGTATGCCAAGGACTTAACCTGGGAGGGACGTACTGATTTACTTCAGCGAAATCAGGTTCTGGTATTGGGGGAACAGTATGAACGGCTTTCACGGCTGGTTGGTAAGGTGGATGTAATTGTAACTGACTCACCACTACTCATGTCCAAGGTATACAGCTTACAGTTAAACGCACTGGATGCCCTAGTGGATGAGCTGTGGGGTCAGTTTGATAACATCAACTTCGTTGTCACACGTACCAAGCCTTATAACCCTGTAGGTAGGAACCAGAGTTTACCTGAAGCTCTCCTGTTGGATGGTCATATCACAGACATGCTGGATGCTTGTGGTGCTGCCTATGAGTCTGTGTGCTGCGATCAGGTGGATATAGTTGCACGTGATGCTAAGTTACGCATGATGGCAAACAGTAAAGGCTTCACAGGATGAGCAGGAGCCTCTACAAGGCACTTTTAGGTCTTACCTACTACCTTTGTATTGGTTCTGGGTTAAATGACCTGTAAACGCTTTGTAGGCCCTCACAAATTTGAATACAGCTAATACCCCTAAGAAGACCAGGGAGCAACTACTAGCAGCAGACTTTAAGAACTTTCTGTTTGCAGTGTGGCGTTTCCTTGGCCTTCCTCCCCCAACACCCATTCAGTACGAAATAGCGGATTGGCTGCAGTCTGGGCCACGCCGTAAGATGGTTCAGGCTTTCCGAGGGGAAGGGAAGTCTTGGATTACCTCAGCCTATGTCCTGTGGGTACTCAGGTACAAGAACAGGAACTTCAAGTTTGAAATTGTGTCAGCTTCTAAGGCGCGTGCTGATGACTTCACCACGTTCACCAAGCGGCTGATAGCTGAAATGCCTGAGCTTAAGTGTCTCAAGCCTAAGAATGATCAGCGTGACTCTATGGTTGCCTTTGATGTGGCCGGTTGTACAGCTGCTCACGCCCCTTCAGTTAAGTCTGTGGGTATCTTCGGTCAGCTTACAGGGTCCCGTGCAGATGAACTGATTGCTGATGACATTGAGGTAGCACAGAACTCGGCCACGCAAGATGCCCGTGAGAAGCTGGAGAAGGCTACCAATGAGTTTGAGGCTATCATTGTACCTGGGGGTAAGATTACCTACCTAGGCACGCCTCAATCAGAAGAGTCTGTCTATAACAAGCTCCCACCTAAAGGGTATCACATACGTATCTGGCCAGCCAGGGTTCCTAAAGAGTCCCAAGCAGCTAAGTATAATGGTGAGTTGGCACCCTCTGTGCGGGCTTTGATGGAGCAACTGAAGAGCGGCATACCCACAGACCCTACACGGTTCACTGATATTGACCTGATGGAACGGGAAATGTCTTACGGGAAGGCTGGGTGGTTACTTCAGTTCATGCTGGATACCTCACTGGCCGATGCTGAAAGATACCCCCTCAAGACTGCTGACCTGATTGTAATGAATCTGCTACCAGACAAGGCTCCAATATCCGTTTCATACGGTGCATCCCCTGAGTTGCAGATTAAGGACTTGGCTAATGTTGGTTTCTCAGGTGACAGATATTACAGGCCAATGTTTGTGGACAAGGAGTGGGCACCTTATGAGGGTTCGGTCATGTTCATTGACCCTTCAGGACGCGGTAAGGATGAGACCGGATACGCTGTTGTGAAGCAGCTACACGGTAAACTCTATGCTACAGCTGTGGGTGGTATGAAGGGTGGATATGATGATGATACCTTGGTGGCTCTGGCTAGGATCGCTAAGGAACAGCTGGTAAACCTGATCATCATTGAACCTAACTTTGGTGATGGTATGTTCCTGAAGCTGTTTACCACAGTACTCAGGACCATTTATCCATGTACCTGTGAGGATGCCAAACGTGCAATGGCCCAAAAAGAGAAGCGTATCATTGATACCTTGGAACCGTTGCTCAATAAACATAAGCTGGTAGTGTGCCGTACAGTCATTGAAGCTGATCTGAAGACTATTGAGGATGACCCTAAGTATTCCCTGATGTATCAACTGACTCATATCACCAAGGATCGGGGGGCACTCAAGCATGATGACCGCTTAGATGCTCTTGCAGGGGCTGTGGCCTACTGGCTGGATAGCATGTCCAAGGATGAAGAGGAGTCTAAGGATACCTTCAAGGAGGCACAGTTGGATGCTGCTCTGGGTCAATTCATGGAACACTGTGTAAATGGCCTTTTTGGAAGTAGTAAAAACGGTCTTAACTGGTTAAGATAACTGAGGAAAGTACCACTTTTTACCGAATACCTGCCCACTTTAGGAGAAAGAAGAAGGTTGGTATAGAGAGTATATAACTAAAGGGTAACCTAAAGTTTAACTTAAGGGTGAACTTAAAGGGTAACTTAAGTGTTGCCCTTCATCACCCTCCTCACTGATCAATACCACCCCAAGGGAGATACGTTAGAGTGTTTGTAGTTAAGTTCATTTATGATGGGTCAACCCTTTACGTTACAGCTAAGGGTGGACCTACAGAGCATATTGCTGGAGCCAAACGTTTCTCTGATAAAGATGAGGCTGAGCGAGTCATGGAGTCTTACCAGAGGAGTGCTATCTGGGGGGAATACGGTGGTCACGCTGTTGTTCCCCTGAAGGCTTGACCTTATACCTCTCTTCCCTGGTTAGGTCATAGTACCTGATGAGTAAACGCTTAAGGCCCTCCTCATGTTCATCCACAGTAGCCTGTAGTGTTCTCAACTTCATATCCCTGTAGCTGTCCATTAGGGTTAGGTGCTGAACCCGATCCTCTAATGTCTTAACTTTGGTTACCAGCTCGGAGTAACTTAACTCAGCAGCCAACGACAGAGACACTGAGGTAGCAACGAGGGACATTGACAGGAGGAGAACTTTGAGTTTGGACATGAGGGGTTCCTTAAGGGGCTTGTAATCAACACAACTGTGACTCTTTGACCAGAATACCACAAAAATGTGAAGAGGTATACGCTAGTGTCCCTGTTCGGTTTTACCCCCGTGGGGGGTCTCTTGAGGGTATGCCCTATGTGTTCAGCTCCTGGGGTACAATACACACATGACCTCTTCACGTTTGAGCGGGAGACATGCACTAAAGTAGACACATGCAGCTGTAACACACTGTAATAAAAACAATTACGCCGGATTGATAGTCTGGTGTGAGGGTATCTTGTGGTTTAACCTAGGGGTGCTTCCTATATATTGTATAGGGGGTGCCCCTATTTTTACTATATGTGGTATATGTAGTATGTGTGACCACTATATATTGTGTATGTTAAATATCATCTGTGCGTTTTGACACAACATATGGTATACCCTTTAGTTCCACCATACTACATCTTGTGGTTTCTCCCTTATCCCATTTCACTATTATCAATAGCTTTTCAGGGGTGACCACTTTGGTTGCTCCTGGCTGTAAATATTATGGGTGATACCTCCAGTTTAAACACAAAGCACCAGCCTATAGCCTTTCAACTCAACTCTTAACCCCAATCATTACTGAATGTTGTAACATTGTTTCCCACATGGTAATTATTTTATTGACAAGCTGTACTAAAATCAATTATCGTTCCCACATGGTAACTAAATTATAGTTAAAAGGGAGGGCACATACCATGATCAAGGTTATTACCAAATTTGGCACCACAGACATTATTAAGACTGACTTACTTAAGCACTTCATCAAGACCGGTTATGTGGTTGCAGTAGCTTAATACACTTTAGTTAAACGAAAGGGGCACATCATGACACCATTGTACAGGGCCATAGTAGAAGTCAGAACTTACAGTGAGGGGGTGCTAGTACAAAAGCAAGCACACATACGTACTGTATACAGTAACAATACCCATCGGTTCGTAGTTCACAAGGGTAAGCGCGTTCAATTATTTGGTGGTACACGCACAACTGGATATTGGGCCAGTATTTACAACTAAAGAGGAGGACTAACAACATGAAAACTATGTACATGGCAATAGATCAATATGGCACCACGCACCACGGACTTACTCACCCCGCAAAAGACCTATGCAATAAGTTAGGATACAGCAAGGCACGCCGTATGTTTATTGATGATCTAAACGGGAGTTCTTTCCATGTTGGGTACATTGTAGGGCCATTCTGGCTAACACTTTATGAAATAAAACCATATAGGAAGGGGGTTTAATCATGAAAACAGTATTTGACAATCGTATGGTTGCCCACTTGTTCGCTCATCAGTCCCAAGAGTATGCCCGCAATGGTGGTGGTTCTTTCAGCTTCAGAGGTCAGGAGCTAATCAGCTACAACACAACCATAGGGTATCACTTTGGTAACATGGTACTGCTATCAGCTGGTACTATGACACCTACCACAGGGAAACAACTCACATACACACTACAAGCCTGCAGACACCTGGACACGCTTTACGTACACGGTCTTTTTGAATATGGTCACAGGCTCTATAGTCCAGACCTTGAGCAGATACAAAGGCGGCTAAACGCTGCATTTACTCAAAGGGTAGAACGTTTGCTTGGCACTTCAAAGAGATCTACACGTAAACGCCTGGACCTGCTGCATGAATTAAGGAGTATCCAGCGGGCTGTTGAAGTCCTTGAGCTTCAATACACAACTGAAAACCTTGAGCTGGTCCCTGTAATAAACGCAGCTCTTGAGGATGAAACGAACGCTTTGGATGAACTTAAGGCCAAACGTGATGCTGCAAGGCTAGTTGCCCTTGAGAAGCAACGTAAAGAGGACCTTGATAAGGTACAGCAGTGGCTCTCCGGCTTGCCGGTACAGTTCCCTAGATCCCACCAACAAGGGGGCTTTGCATTGTTAAGAGTCAATGGGGATCTAGTACAAACATCATTGGGGGTAGAGGTGCCACTTTCCCATGCAATCAAAGCACTTAAGTTCTACCATGCAAAGGTTGACACTGGTGTTTTACCTTGGTTCAAGAATGGGGAGACCTGCAGGGTAGGACACTTCCAGTTAGACAGTATTAGCACCACAGGCATTGTGAAAGCTGGTTGCCATACGATTACACCTGAAGAGATTGAACGTTTTGAACTGGTGCTTGCTTCAGTAGCATCTCCAGGACTTCTTGCGGCCTGATAGTTCCCACATGGTAACCTTTACAATTAACGAAAAGGAGCGTACAAAATGGAAACATACGAAGAAAGAATCTTAAGGCAACGTGAAGAGAAACTAGCAAAGGAACGTGCAAACCTCCAAACCGTCCAGGCTATAGCAGTGTTGATGGGCGGCTCTGTAGCGGCTCCACAGTGGGAACCTGATCACTGGACTATAGGGTACAACAACCAATTTACGGTTATCCTTGAGGACCAAAAAGGTCTGAGCTTAGGCTTTGACACTTATGGCAGAAAGGACCGTGTTTGTATTTCAGGTGTTTATCCTAAAGGGACACACGGGCTAGCCTCTGCAATAACGGTTTCCACATCAAAAACACCTGAGCAGATAACCAAGGATATAACACGCCGGTTCATGCCTGAGTACGAAAGAACCCTAGTGGTAGCACTACAGGAGCAAGCTGAGCGGGATGACTACAAAAGCAGGACTGAGGGGTACAAAGATCAGCTCTGTAGTGTCCCAGGCGTCACCCGTAATACCTACAATGAGGAGCTATCCGTTCGCTTGAGTGGTGGAAATTATGGTGCAATCAAGTGGGTAACAGGTGATGGCACCGCAAAACTTGAACTGTCAAGCCTGCCGGTCAGTAAGCTCCTTAAGGTTCTGGGGGTGCTGGGCAATGGCTAACAATATACAGAGTTTGACTATCGTTGGGGGCCTTTGTGCCCTCTACGGTCTTATCAATAGTTTTTCGATTAAAGGGACTACAGAGGGCACTCATAATGGAACAGGCAACAGTTTCAAGACTAATGGAGTTGTACCTTACACGTCCAGCGAGTTCGCAACTAATGGAAACACTGCTCTACAGGCTAGACTCATCCGAAAGCTACAACGTGAGGGTAGAAGCCGCAGCGTTCCTCCTGGCGGCAACCGTGGGATGGGTAGGGCATGAAGGCTTAGAGTTCAGAAGGACACTACAAAAGGCTTTGCAAACACTGACTGTATAAAACATTGAGTTAAACCACAAAGGAGGTTATGATGCACCCTTTAGGTAAACCACGATTGGGCGGACTAACTGTGAGCGAGTTACGGACCATACTCAAAGTTTTGCATTGTATGCGTGAGGTTGATAACACAATGCCAGTGAGACATCTGGAGGCACTGCTTTACGTGTATGACAAAACTGACCAATTTAATGGTGTATCATTAAGTCAGATCAGTCAGGCCATAGACCTGAGTTCAGCTGCCACTTCACGTATTATAGATAAGCTGTCTAATGGTTGGTTAAATCCAGCTACATCCAGAATAGTGGGAGGTCACAAACTCTTAACAAAGTCCATATCACATACAGATGAGCGAACCCTTGAGATTAAACTTACAGACAAGGGGCGGGAGCTGATGGGTAAAATTGAAACACTGCTGGCGGGGTGACCTATGGCTAAACATAGAGTTACCACTACAGGCGTGGCTAATCTGTACCGTAGGGGCACCTCCAGAGTCTTGTACATGAAGTTTTATTTCATGGGTAGGCTAGTGCATAGGTCCACTGGTACAGATGACCCTGAGTTGGCACAATTAGCGATACAGCAGGCCCAACGTGAGATCTACAAGGAGGTGATGACCGCTGATACCCCAAAAGTATCACAGATAACACTCTCCAAGGCTGTCCAGGAGGTGTATACCGAACGGTGGCAGACCAATACAGC